GGTGGTGGATCTGCAGGTGGGTCATTGGGTGGATCTGTTGGTGGTAAGTCGTCTGGCATACTAAATTCCTTCCTTGTGTAACTCTAATATCTGCTCTTCTGTGAGCCTATTAAAATTTCTTATAGTTTGTATTACTTCAGTTCGGCCCGCCGCCAAAATGATTGATGTACTACTTTCTGGATCGTAATTAGGGGCAAAATGTCCCGCGATATTTTCAAGATATTCTATCAAATCTCTGCCGTGATTAGTATCATACAGTTGCGATATCGCTAATTTGATATTCTTTGCTTGATCGAAATTCATTAGTAACCCTTTGCAGCTTTACCCCAAAACCATTTTACATTTCTATGGCAAGGCGTTGCGTCTGGAGAAAAATAACAATAAAGTGGGTGCCAATGCTTGAAACATTTAAGGGGGAGTCTAAAGCAAAAGTATCCCTTTTTCAATTTTATGTTAACCGCCCAATGCATCGCGTTTTCACCATAGATAACAATGTTAAAAATAGATATATGATTATCGAAATAATCTTCCCAAAAACCTAAGGAAGTTTTTTCCACATTAAATGGCCATACATTTATTTTCATTAGTATTTCTTAGACTTTTTTGCAGCTGGTTTTCCAGCTACTTTCTTCTTACCCATTTTGTTTTTAGCCTTGGGTTTATGTGCTGCTCGTTTATTTCCATATCCTGCCATTCTATTCTCCTTTACAATGTTCTTTTACTATTTTTCCAGGTGCAGGAACTCGTTGCTCTGTTACTTTTTCATAAAAACAATCGTCAAATTGTACATCTAAATAATCGGAATCTGTTTTGTTTATTGAATCCAGTATCTCTCGTACACATTTATCTTTAATACGATCTTTGTCAATGCCTTTAAACTTAGCCACTTTTTCTCTAATTGTCAGTTCTAATTTTATCGTTACGTTTACTTTCACTGTAATCCTTCCGAGATTATGTAATGTTCACATTTATAAGGATTGAATTGAAGATTTCGTTTACACCATTCCGCTTGATCTGGTGTTAGATGGATCTTCATCTTCTCTACTTTTTCCTTGAATGTTATGTGTTTCTTTTCTTGGTTCAGTTTCTTTAGTATTGAATTTGCGCTCAATCTACAATCACCCAATCTTCAGCGAGTATATCTGTTTGTGATGCTAACCAGGGAACTATTTTTTTATCAGCTGTTGTCATTTCAATATATGGTAGATGATATGTTGAAACAGGTGTAAATAATCTTACACTCATTCCTTTACCGTTCCAACCCTTACGAGCTACTTTCTTATTACCGTCTTTCAGCGCACTAAGTGCCCAACCGAAATTCTGTGTTTGTCCACATGCTTCCATTTATTATTCCTTCCTAAATTCCTGCCCGTATTGCTTGAGCCTCTTGTACATTTTTACCTGCCTGTGTAGCCTTGACAGCGGCATCCGCGCCCATACCCATCATGGCAGCTTCATTATCTTGTTGTTCTCTTTCAGCCCGGGCTTGTCTGATTTCAGCAACCTCTTCATCGTCACGCAACATTTGAATAGGTGCACCAGTAATTCCCCAAACAGCATCAATACCTTTGTCAGCGTCAATCTTATCAACAACAGTTGGTGAGAAAGATGCCAAGTTGCCAGCCATAAGGATAGCATTCTGCATTGATTGAAGTTCTGGGTTTCTTTGGGCTTTTGCTAATACGGATAAGTATTCAATCTCATAGTTAGGATCTTCTTGAAGTTCAGGTGGACGCTCTGGTAAACGACCTTGTCTTTCGAGAAGACCAACAGTTCTTTCAAGTACACCATCGAGAACGTTCATAAATCTACCAACTGCCGGGCCAAGTAATGTCATCTTCTCCGAGATACGTTCGAATACTTCGGGGTTATTCATTTGTTTGGTGACGCCGTCGAACATTAAGAATACGTCGGTAAACATTTGAGATCGAACTCTTTGCTTACTGTATTCCATAGTATTTTCACCGACACGTATGTTTCCACCAGTACCAATTGAGAATATTTCATCTTTAGAAAGCTTACCTCTTTGATAATAGTTAGTTCCCCGTGGATTCCCATTGTAAGGGGCAAGGAAGGCATTATCTGGCATAGCTTGCGCGGGATCAACCGCTTTCATTTCAGCACGTATTTGAGTTTTAGCTTTGGCATTTAAAAGCTTAACGTCCGAAAGAGCTTTCATTGCAGGGCTAAATCCCCACGGTTGAGATGTTCTTGAATAGAATTTGTGACATAATGCCGGTAATTCATGGAAGCCACCGCGATCGATTTCAACCATGTGCTCATCGTCAATCCATTGTGATATCCAAGGCATATTCTTATTGTCAATAGCCATTGGATTTCTATGCCAGTTAGGGCCGATGTACAAAGTATATTTGAATTTCTTATCAGGGTCTCTTGATTCGTTATGTCGTTTAAGAACTTCAGGATGAACTTTATCAGGACCGAATCTTGTAACAGCTTGGGTCGCAGTGTATTCGTATTCAATATAATATTCGATTGTTCTACCGCGAGCATCATCAACAATAATGACTTGTTTTAGATCAATAGAATAGAATCTAATGAGATCGAACGGATCTTCTTCTTCGAATAAAACAGATGTTCCATATACACCTGACTTCTTGTAAAATTCGGGCATAACGTTGTAAAAATTAGAATTGTTGAGAGCGTGCGAGACCTCTGCTTCAACGTCTTTAAGATATATTTGAACACGTTTTTTCTCCATCTTTTGTGGGTCTTTTGTTCTGAATCCATACCACCTACTTGCGGCTGGAGTTAAATAATTACTAAGACCAGAAGCTAGAATATCTGCGGTCTCTAAAGAATACGTGTCATAAAGTTGTGTGATCGTGATTTCGGTGCCAGGATAATAAGTTGTATTGATATCCATTCCAACATTGTCATAATAATCGTGAAGTGTTTGCCAATAACTTTCGATAGTAGTTCTACCGGATTTACCACTTGCTTTTTCTTTAAGTAATTGCTTAGCTGATTTAGCCATTATTATTGACCCGTTAATATTTTAGAGGCAGACTTAGCTTGATCACCTATTGATGATCCGAATACATTTAGATTTCTATTAACACCAGTTAATCTTTTGCGTTTTTCTTTAGCAGTAGTGGTTTTTTCAAGCCTCGCTTCGGACGCTTCCCTGTCTGCAATCTCTCTTGCTCTGCCAATAGCACGTTCTTTACCGTGTTTCGCAGATGTTTTTGCCTGCGTTGCTGTTACAGCGGTTTGCCCTGCTCCATAAATTGCAGCTGCGTATGCCCCGTACATTAATGCTACACCCCAAGTCATGTTTTCCCCCTATATTATATTTGATTCAGCAGCATATGTCTGTCCGCCTCCTCTGGCCATCATGAGAGCGTCTGCTTCGTCCGGTGATTCATATTTTACACCTTTTAATCGCGCCTGTTCTATAAGTTGTTCCTTTGGAATAATATATTTGTTCATTTTTACGTCGTATTTATATCTGATTTCCTTGAGTTGATCAATAACGAACTGGCTTTTAAGTCTTAATTTACCATCACTCACGAGTTTTTCAAGTGTAATGTACCCGTAAGTTCTCCAGTTCTTGAATGCTGGCTTCTTAAATTTGTTTAATGGTAATCCACCAACCTCTCCGCCATGGAATTCAATGACATCGCTTCTCACGTTATTTAGATTGTCATAAACCCCGGCACCGAGACCATCAGAATCGATAATTGTGTAATCAGGTTTGTGGGTATTCATCATTTCCATGAACTTACCGGACGTGTAGACGGTGTCGTACTTCTTCCAGCGTTCAATCAGTTCCTCTTGCCAATGATCTGGACCACATTGTTTGAGGAGGAAACCGGCAGAATAGTTATCACCAAATCTAGCCACGTCTCCGCCAAGTATCTTTCCTTGATATTTATTAGGATCATGAGGGAATGTTCTCGTGAGACACGCATCAAGAGCGTCTTCATTGAATAGATAGTTTCCAGTGCTTGACATCGGGATTCCGAGCCAAATGTGCTTGTAATCTTCTGGTCTTCCACGTTTGCAAATAAGAGCTTCGTCCATCAGTGCTTGGGAGATAAATGGATTGTCCGTGTAATTGATATTGATGTGCAGGCACTTGGGATGGCTAGAGAGCATTTTATAAACAGGATCCATCTTAAGATTGCGGTTCATCGTAAAGAAGATCCTAGCCTTCTCTTTCCTGATCGTTGGTATGAGAATGTCCAATGTGTTCTGAGTGATCGCCTGAGCCTCATCGACCCACACTATATCAACACCTTCCATTCCCTTGATGTTTATAGAACCCTGTTCCCGAAACCCCTTAAAGCGTATCTCTGTGCCTGTAGTGTTGTGAATGATTTTGTCTGCAAATATTTTATAATTCAGTTTGTATTGATCAACTCAAGGAAATCAGATATAAATACGACGTAAAAATGAACAAATATATTATTCCAAAGGAACAACTTATAGAACAGGCGCGATTAAAAGGTGTAAAATATGAATCACCGGACGAAGCAGACGCTCTCATGATGGC